GCCTCATCGACGACGCCGACGGCGGGCTGCGGCCGGTCGGTGGGGGCGGGGACCCCGCCCCCGGCCCCTCCCCATCATCGTGAGGTGCTGTTGGTTTTCCAGCGTACGGGTCTGGGGCTTTGATGATGCCGACCTTTCGGCGTGATACCGCGCGAAAGTCGATGCGCTAGCCGGTCGGACGGGCCGGGTCTGAGGGGGCTCAGGGGGCCCGTCACAGGGGCAGCAGGGCCCCGGGGCGGAAAACTCGCCCAGTGACCGTGATGTACCGGCCAGTCGAGTAGAACTCCACGAGCTGGCCCTTCCAAGTGCGCCTGAAACCGCTGCGCTCCGGGCTGGTGCCCCAGATGTGCAGGCCGCGCCCCGAGGGCGAGACCTCGATGTAGGACCCCGCGTAGAACTCCACGAGCTCGGCGCCGGCCTCCGACAGGCGGCCCTCGTCGTCGAAGCAGTGGTCGAGGTCGATACAGCCGATGCCGTCGCCCAACACGTAGCCCAGGCGCTCGGCGTCGCGCGCGCTCGCGGCCTCGTGAGTGCCCCATGTGCTCGGGTCCGTCACGGACGCCCATGCCCCCGTGCTGGGGCACACGGGGCGCTTGGCGACGTGGTTGACCCAGCGGGCGCGGGCGAGCATCTCAGCCGGGATCGAGCGACCATCGCGGCGGGCCCGGTGGGCGGCGACGCGGCATCGAGTCGAGCAGAACCGGGTCCCGGCTCGCCTCGACGCGCTGATAGGCCGGTCGCAGCCGGGCGCCTCGCAGATCCTCACAAACCAAGTGTAACGCGAAAACCATTGCCATACGGACGAAATTGGGGGGTGGGATCGTGGCGGGACGAGGGCCGGCGCCGAAGGACCCCTCCAAGCGGGCGCGCCGCAACAAGGAGCCGGCGCCGCTCAAGGTCCTTCCCGCTGTCGTCGTGGAGCAGCCCAAGCTGCCCACGATCTACGTCGATGCCGTCGACGAGTACGGCAATCCGTGCAAGCGCCGCTTCCACTGGCCCAAGATCACCCGCCAGTGGTGGCGCATGTGGGCTGACTCCCCGCTCAGCCGCGACTACACGGACACGGACTGGTCCTTCCTCCTGGACACCGCGTTGATCCACGCCCGCTACTGGGCCACGGGGAGCACGGGCCTTGCCGCCGAGCTGCGCTTGCGCGTCGCCAAGTTCGGCGCCACCCCCGAGGACCGCGCCCGCCTGCGCATCACCTTCGCCACTGCCGACGCCGCCGAGGACGGCGAGCCCATCGCCGCCGCGCCGGCGGCCGCCAGCGGATCCCGTTCCAGGGCGCGGGTGGTTCGGCTGGCCCAGTAGACGATGAGGGGTGAGGCCCAGTGCCGTGGACGCCGCTCGATGAGTTCGACGAGTTCCCGACGCTGGGCTACGACGTCGCCGACTGGATGACGGCCTACCTGCTGCGCCCCGACGTCGACGACCTGGAGCCGTTCGTGCCCACGCAGGAGCAGCTGGACTTCCTCGTGCGCTTCTACGAGCTCGACCCAGGCACGGGCAAGCGAGTCAAGACCAGGGGCGTGCTCTCACGGCCCCGCGGCTGGGGCAAGTCGCCGTTCCTGGCGGCCATGTGCGCCGCCGAGGCGATGGGCCCTGTCCTGTGCGACGGGTGGGACGCGCACGGCCAGCCCGTGGGGCTCCCATGGTCGGAGCGCCGCACCCCGCTGGTGCAGGTCACCGCCACCACCGATGACCAGACGGACAACACGTGGCTGCCGCTTCTGGAGATGCTGCGGGGCTCGCCGGCCGAGGACGCCTACGGCGTCGACCCCATGGACTCCTTCGTGGCGCTGCGGCGCGGCAAGATCGAGAAGCGCACCTCCTCGGCGACGTCGGTCAAGGGCTCTCGGGCGGTCTTCGCGGTCCTGGACCAGACCGAGACGTGGGTGCCGTCCAACGGCGGCCCGAAGCTGGCGCGCACGCTGCGCTCGAACGCGACCAAGGTCGGCGGCACGACCATCGAGACCCCCAACGCCTACACGATCGGGGAGCGCTCGGTGGCCGAGGCGACGGCCCGCGAGGCCGAGCTCGTGCGAGCCGGCAAGGTCAAGAAGCAGGCCGCCCGCGCCCTGCTCTACGACCACCGTGAGGCCCCGTTGACGACCGACATCGCCGACCGGGAATCACTCATCGAGGGCCTGCGCGTCTCCTACGGGGATTCCTCGGCCGACCCGAGGGGATGCGCCATCCACGAGCCGCCATGCTCGCCCGGGTGGGTGGACATCGAGCGCACCGCCGACGACTTCTGGGCGCCCACGGCGGACCCGGCCCAGATGTGCTCGGACTTCCTCAACCAGCTCACCAGCGCGTCGGACGCCTGGCTGACCATGCCGGAGCTGCGCGCCATCGAGGACCACCGCAAGCAGGTGACCTCGACAGAGCCGATCACCCTCGGGTTCGACGGCTCCGAGGGCCGCAAGATCGGCATCGCCGACTCCACGGTCTTGATCGGATACTCGGTCACCCAGAAGCACCTGTTCGCCCTGGGCATCTGGTCCCAGCCGGACGGCCCCAAGGGAGAGGGCTGGGCGCCCCCGCACCTGGAGATCGAGCAGACCGTCCGACAGGTGTTCGAGCGCTACAACGTCGTCGGCTTCTACGCCGACCCCTCGGCCGGCTGGGCCCAGGAGGTCAAGGAGTGGGAGGCCCGCTACCACCGGCGCCTCAAGGCCCGCATCAGCGCGAACGAGCCGATCCGCTACCCGCAGCGCAACGTCTCGGCCACATGCCAGAACTTCGCCGACCTGCTCTCCGCGATCCAGCGCGAGGCAATCACCTACGACGGGCACCCCGAGTTCACCGCCCACATGCTCAACGCCCGCCGCTCACCAAGACAGGCCGGCTACGTCCTGGCCAAGCCGGCCGACGACCAGGACTACTCCAAGATCGACGCCGCATGGGGCGCCATGTTCGCCTACAAGGCGGGCCTGGACGCAGTCGGCAAGGGCGCCGCGCGCCCCGCCCAGCGCCGCCGCCCCAGGCGCCTCTACTAGCCCCATGTGAGGAGGACCAGTGCCAAGGACTCTCGCGCAGTGGGTCGACTTCCTGACCCGCCGCATGGATCAGGCCCGGCCCCGCCTCGACCGCCTGCGCTCCTACACCAACGGCAACGCGCCCCTGCCGGAGATGGGCCCCAACCTCAAGAAGTCCTGGAAGAACTTCCAGCGCCGGGCCCTGGCCAACTCCGGCGCCCTCATCGTCGACTCCCTCGTCGAGCGCCTCGTGCCCAACGGGATCCTCATCGGCGAGTCGCCCGACAGCCCGCACGCGAGCCAGGCCCGCCGCATCTGGCGGGACAACCGCCTTGACATCGCCTTCAAGGACGCTGCCCGCGACGCCGCCACCTTCGGCCTGGGCTACCTCCTGGTCACCACCGACGAGGACGGCAGCGCCGTGGTCACACGCGAGCTGCCCGAGCAGTTCTACGCCGAGCCCGACCCCCTGCGTCCCTGGAAGGCCATCGCCGCCGTCAAGGTCTGGCGCTCGACATCCGAGGGCCTGGACCACATGACCGTATGGGTCGACGGATCCCGCACCATCTGGCAGCGCCCCTGCTACGACGAGGCCTCCAAGCTCATCAAGCGAGTCCAGGGCAAATGGGACCTCATCGCCGCCGACGAGTACGACGGCGCCCCACCCGTGGTCATCCTCGAGAACAAGGACCACATGGGCGAGTTCGAGGCCCACACCGGCCTGATCGACCGCATCAACACCGGCATCCTCTACCGCCTGGTCACCATGGCCATGCAGACCTACCGCCAGCGCGCCCTCAAGACCCCGGCCGACGGCGCCGGCATCCCTGACACTGACGAGCAGGGCAACGACCTCGACTACCAGGACATCTTCGAGCCGGGCCCCGGGGCCCTCTGGGAGCTCCCACCCGGCGTCGAGATCTGGGAGTCGCAGACCGTGGACCTGACCCCCATGCTCAACGCGGTCAAGGACGACTGGCGCGAACTCGCCGGAGAGACCCACACGCCGCTCTCGGCGATGCTCCCCGACGCCGCCAACCAGTCGGCCTCAGGCGCCGAGCAGCCCACCCGCGCCCTCGTCTTCAAGGCCGAGGACCGCATCCTCCGCTTCAAGCCCGCGCTGGCCGTCATGATCGTCCGCGCGCTCGCGGTCGAGGGCGTTGAGCTCGACGGCGAGACAGTCGAGGTCAAGTTCGCCCCGCCCGCCACCGTGTCCATGACTGAGCGCTACGCGGCGGCGGCGCAGGCCAAGGCGGCCGGTGAGTCCCTGGAGACGATTCAGGAGAACATCCTGGGCTACTCCCCGGAGCAGATCGCCCAGGACAAGGCCCGTCGTGCTGAGGAGCAGTTGGCCCTGGCCCTGGGGCTGACCACGCCGACGGCCCAGGGCTCTGATTTTGACGGCGAATCCGCGGCCCTCCGAGTGGCGGGATGATCCTCAGGAGTTGGAGACGAGGTGGCGCGCAGGCGCGGAGAGGTGGCGCGCGGTGTCTGATCTTGATCGGCTCGACGCGCTCGCCCGCGCCTACGACGCCGAGGCGCACAAGGTTCGCGCCGCGGTGGAGGCCTTCGCCCGCGGCATGTGGGCCGGCATGCCGGACTACCGCGATGACGCCATCGACAAGATGGCGGCCGCTATCGCCCCGAGGGTGCGGGCCGGCCAGCTGCGCACCGCTGATCTGACTCGCGCCTACCTCGCCGAGTGCGCCAAGGCGCTGGGCTTGGAGGCGGGCATGGCCCTGGTTGACGCCGACGCCGTCACCGGCCTGCGCGGCGTGGATCCGGCCGAGGTGTACCAGCGACCCGGCCGCGCGGTGTGGAGCGCACTGTCCCAGGGCAAGCCTCTCGACGCCGCCGTTAAGGAGGGCGAGCTGCGCCTGCTCCAGCTCATCGGCGGCGACATCCAGAACGCCAAGCGCGTCCAGTCGCGCGCCTCGATGAGGGCGGCGGGTATCAAGGCGTACCGGCGTGTCCTCACCGGCCGTGAGAACTGCGCCCTGTGCGTCATCGCCTCCACCCAGCGCTACTGGGTCGAGGACCTCATGCCCATTCACCCCGGCTGCGACTGCGCCACCGCGCCCTTGCCCCCGGGCATGGGAATCGACCAGGTGATCGACGAGGAGACGTTGGAGGCCGCCCACAAGGCGGTCGAGGAGCGCCAGGGCGTCTCCGACAGGGGCGGGCGCGACCCCGACTACCGCGGCCTGATCCTGACCTCCGAGCATGGCGAGTACGGACCCGTCATCTCCTTCAAGCCCAAGGCCGCCAGCGCCAAGCGCCCACGGGGGCGCCCGCGCGAGACCCCTGCGGGTGGGCCCGCCGATCGCATCACGGTCCCCGAGGGACTCACCATCGCGCCCCACGAGATGCGCACCGCCCGCGCCCTGGCAGAGTCGGGACTGGACATCTCGTTCCGGCCCCTCACCCACGAGCACGGGGTCAAGAACCCTGACGCCAGGATCGACGGCGAGGACTGGGAGTTCAAGGCCCCTACGGGATCCTCACCCAAGAACACGATCGCTGACCAGTTCAAACGCGCCCGCAAGCAGGCCCGAAGACTCGTCATCGACCTGCGCAGAAGCGGCCTGCCCGACGACGTCGCCCTCCCGCAGATCGAGGCCCGCTTCAAAGGGCAGGAGCGCATCATCGACCTCATCGTCATCGACCACCGGGGCGCCATGACCAGGCACACGAAACCTGGTACCCTTGAAACGAAGGCGGCAGCCAGCCCACATTGAGCGACACGCTCCGGGCAGGCCAGCCGCCTTCGTCGCGCCCGACACCCTTAAGACCACACCCGCTACCGGCCCGCGCTCGCGGGCTGGATGCCCCCGCCGCAACGGAGGGGGCTTTTTCATGCCCGAAACGGGAAGGAACTCACCATGACAGGAACCACCAGCGCTCCCCAGGAGGGCGCGGACACCAACCCCAAGGCGCCCGGCCAGGAGGACCAGGCGGCCCCGCAAGGGGGCCCCGCGGAGCCTGACTGGAAGGCCGAGGCCGAGAAGTGGAAGGCGCTCTCCCGCAAGAACGAGGAGCGCGCCCACTCCAACGCCGAGAAGGCCAAGCGCCTCGACGAGCTCGAGGAGAAGTCCAAGAGCGAGATGCAGAAGGCCCTGGAGCGGGCCGATGCGGCGGAGAAGCGGGCGGCCGCCCTCGAGGTCCAGGCCACTCGGGCCCGTGTCGCCGCCGCCAAGGGCGTCGACGTCGAGCTGCTGGCCGGTTCCACCGAGGAGGAGATCACCGCGTGCGCTGATCGGCTCCTCGCCTGGCGGGGTGAGTCCGCGCCGCCCAAGCCCCCGGCCTCAACGCCCGCAACGGACGCCGGAGCCAGGGGCGACACCGTCAACGGGGCCAAGCAGTACACGCGCGAGGACCTCAAGACGATGACCCCCAAGCAGATCAACGAGGCGCGCCGAGCCGGCCACCTCGACCACATCATGGGCGTCTCCTGACGCCTGGAAAGGGCATAGACCAATGGCTGTCACCCACTTCATCCCCGAGGTGTGGGCCTCCTCCATCATGGAGAACTTCCACAACCAGGCGGTCCTGACCGGCCTGGCCAACCGCGAGTACGAGGGTCAGCTCTCCTCGGGCTCCAAGATCCACATCCCCGGCATCGTCGACGTCAAGGTCAAGGACTACAAGAAGGGCGTCCTCGAGGACGGGCACGGCGGCACCAAGCCCCGCACCACCACTCCCGACGCCGTCGAGTCCACCGGCATCGACCTGACCATCGATCAGGAGAAGTCCTTTGACTTCCTCGTCGATGACATCGACCGCGCCCAGGCGAACAAGAGCTTCGACGCCTACACCAAGTCCGCCTCCATCGGCCTGGTTGAGGACGCCGAGACCTTCCTGACCACCCTCCTGGCCACCGGCGGCACCGCCGCGGGCGGCCTGACCGACCCCACGGACTGGGCCAGCGCCTACAACGTGGTGCTCAAGCTGCGCGGCCTGCTGACCACCAACAAGGTGCCCCAGTCCGAGCGCACCCTCCTGGTCAACGCCGCCTTCGAGGAGTTCCTCCTCTCCGACGGCTCCAAGCTCACCGCCTTCGACAAGTCCAACACCACCGACGGCCTGCGGGAGGCCACCATCGGCCGCCTCCTCGGTTTCGACGTCGTCGTCTCCCCATGGCTCGACAACACCAAGGCGACCGCCATTGGCTTCTGGCGACCCGCCGTCGCCTACGTCTCCCAGATCGACAAGACCGAGTCCATGCGCGCCGAGAGCACCTTCGCCGACCGAGTCCGTGGACTGCACGTCTACGGCGGCAAGATCACCCGACCCACCGCCGCCCAGGTCTTCAAGGCGGCCTGATGAGGATCAAGGGAGACAACGACCTCGTCTTCGAGGTCCCGGACGCCGTGGCCACGGCGATGATCGACGCCGGTCACGTCCACGAGGTCACCAGCCACGCCGCTGACGACCCCGATGCCGCCGGCGCCGACACCCCGACCGGGGACGGCGACGACGAGCAGAACAACGACCCCGACGCCACCGGCGCCGAGGACAAGCCCAAGAAGCGCCGCGGCAACGGCGACTGAGAGCAGGAGGCGCGGCCGATGGCCCTAGCGAGCATCGAGGATGTCAAAGGGGCCATCGGCCGCGCCCTCACCAAGGAGGAGACCCAGCGGGCGCACTTCCTCATCGGCCAGCTCTCCGAGCGCTTCACCCAGGAGGCCCGCACCGACTTCCAGCCCACCGAGCACACTCACCGAGTCAAGGTCAACAACGGCCACGCCCGCCCCTCGCGCGGCCCCATCCGCTCGGTCAAAGCCGTCACGGACGACGACGGAAACCACCTCCCCTTCCGCCTCGGGCACGGCTACATCGCCGTTCCCGTCCCATCGCACGCCTTCGTCACCGTCACCTACACGGCGGGCCACGACAAGACACCAGCGGCCGTCACCGGATGCATCGCCGACGAGGTCCGACGCATCCTCACCATCGACACGCGCGCCGCCACCGGCCAGACACAGGGCAGCGTCACCGCGGGCCCCTTCACCGAGACCGCGTCCTTCGCCGCCCACGCCATCGGCGCCCAGGCCATGCTCTCCCCGGACGCCGTCAACCTTGCCCGCGCCTACCGGCCCCGCCGCCCCGGAAACCACTGGGTGACCGCATGAGCATCCTCGACGCCTTCCCCAACGACTGGCGCACCGACGTCACCATCACCGGCCCCATCCACCGCGACGCCGACGGATACCTCACCACTGAGGCCGCGCCCAGAACCATCACCGGCGCCCTCATCGCCCCAGGAACCGCCCCCGCCCCCGGACTCAACACCACCCAGCCCAACGAGGCCACCGACGCCACAGCGACCCTCTACGCCCCACCAGGCGCACCCATCCACCACCGCGACCGCGTCACCATCCCCACCAGCCACCCACTCGCCGGCACCTGGACAGTCGAGTCCGACCCCGCCCCATGGCCACTGGGCACAGTCGCCACCATCACCAGGAGATGACCCATGGCCAAGCGCACCAAGTTCATCGCCAACCAGAAGGGAATCGCCGCCCTCCTCGTCTCATCCGGCATGCGCGCGGCCATGGCCGGAGCCGGACAGGAAGTCGCCAAGGAAGCCGCCCGCACTGCACCCAAGAGCACGGGCGCCATGGCCGACAACTACCGCGTCGAACCGACAACTGCCATCGTCCGCACCCGCCGCTCCGGGGACCAACCACGAGCATCCGGACGGGTCATCAACGACTCCGAGCACGCGGCCCCTAACGAGTTCGGCTACACCGCCCACAACGGACAGCGCGTCCAAGGGCACAACACCCTCGGAAAGATCGCCCGCACCAAGAGAGCAGGTAGACGCAGATGACCTACGCCGATCCCGTCGAGCTCATCAGGCACGCCATCACCCAAGCCACCGGCCACGTCACGCGCCGAGTCCTCGACCCCGACTTCACCACCGGCCCAATGCCCGTCATCCACGTCCACCACACCGACGGCACAGCCGACGACATCGACCGCGTCGACACCATCGGCGTCGACGTCTACCACCACACCCCAACCGCCCCAACCCCCAACAGCGCGCCACGCATCGCCTCGAAGATCCGCGACGCGCTCGCGGTCTGCGGGATCACGACGGGGGCGGGGCTTATCGACGAGGTGTCCGTGAGAGCGGAGCCCGTGACGCGCCCCTACTTCGAGACCGTCGAGGTCGCCTCCATGGTCCTCGATGTCACACACCGCCCCACTGATTGAAAGGACCTCTTATGGCGGCGACCACTATCAACGCGATCAAGAACAAGACGAACAAGCGGGGCAATGTCCGCAAGGGCCTCAACGCCGTGGTGTTCCTCGCCCCGGTCAGCGTGGCCCTTCCCGAGGCGATCACCTCGGGCACGGGCCAGCTCGAGGAGCTGCCCCAGGGATGGTGGCCGCTGGGCCTCATCACGAAGGATGGCCTGACGTTCTCGGCGGACTCCTCGACCGAGGAGGTCGAGGCCCTGGGCTACGTCGAGGCGGTGCGCACCGACCTCGTCAAGGCGCCCAAGAAGGTCGCGGTCACGGTCCTGGAGCCCTACCGCCGCAACCTGCAGGAGCTCGTCTACGGCCTGGACCTGTCCAAGCTCAAGGCCAAGGCGGGCACCGGCGAGATCGTCTTCGATGAGACCCCGCTGCCGGTGTTCTCCGAGTTCCGGCTGATCGCGATCATGTCCGATGGGCCCGCGGATGACGAGTGGCTGATCGGTCGCGGCTTCCCGCGAGTCAAGCTGTCCAACATCCCGGAGGAGGCCTGGAAGCCCTCGGACGCCACGCAGTTCTCCCTGGAGTTCGACGTCTTCACCGACGAGGCCCTGGGCACGCCGTGCCGCCACTACATCGGCGGCACAGGTGCTCTCAAGCACGTGGACTCCATCGGCTTCACGCCCGCTGGCTGAGCGCCGGCCACGAACGCTGGGCGGCGGCCGATGGTCTCCCGGCCGCCGCCCAGTCACCTCCACCAGGGGACCAGGACACGCACACTTCACGAAGGGGAGGGCGGAATGCGCTTCACCAAGAAAACCATGAAGGACAACGGCGAAGAGCTCGTGATGACCATCGAGACCGACGACGCCGGGGAGGCGAACACCCTGCGGGCCACTGGGTGGGAGCAGATCGACGACGGCGACGAGGGCGCCGCAAGCGGCCCTGGCGCCGGATCGCCGACCACGCCCGACCAGGCCAAGCCCGGGGTCAAGGAGTCGAGGACCGAGCCCGACCGCGTCGGCTTCGACGCCCCCAAGGTCACCCGCACCGGCAAGACCGACTGACACCAACCCATTAGGAGACCACCATGACGACCAAGCCCACTCTCACCATCGCGGCGCTGGCCGAGCTCGACGGCGCCGCCGCCTCCTCGCCGTTCACATTCGGGATCAAGAACCACGTGGTCACGTTCCCGGACCCGCTCGACCTCGACGCCGTCGAGACCGAGCAGTTCATGCGCGACGTCGAGGGGCTCTCGTACCCGATGGAGATCTTCAAGCGCTGGCTGAGCGACGAGGACTACGCGGTGATCGTGGCCTCGCATCTGACCGGCCGACAGGCCGCCGTCCTCATGCAGCAGGTGCGCAAGCACTACGAGGCCTTCATCGGGGACGCGGGGGAAGGGGCGCCCTCCTCGGCCGCCTGAGCCGGTGGAGGAGGGAGATCACTCAGGATCTCGCGGAGCAGGGCTGGGACGTCCCGGCCCTGTTCCGCGCCCGCCGCTGGCGGTTCCTGTTCGACCTCGTCGACGGGCTCGGCCAGACGAGCCGGATGGTCTCGGCGATGGTCAACGACGATGAGACGGCGCGCCGCATCGCCGAGCAGGACGACACGGATACTGACGAGCCGCCGTCGTCGCTGCGCGGGCAGACACCGGAGGTCGTCGTCCTGCAAGCCATCTTCGATGTGCTCATCAAGGCGCTGGGCGGCAAGGACACGTGGCCGCGCCCGGTCACCGCGGTCGACCAGGCCCGCGAGGACCTGCAGCGGGAATCTATGGACAAGGTCGTCAGCCTCATGACGCCTTGGGCGATCAACCGACAGTAGAGAGCTTCATAGGGAAGGGGGGCCGAGGTGGCCACTGCCGCGTTCCAGGCCGGGACGGTGTTCGTCGACGTCGTCCCCTCCATGAAGGGGTTCTACAAGGACGTCTCCTCGCAGGCGACCACCGACCTGGGGCGCGCTGGCAAGGACGCGGCCGGCGCCTTCACGAAGTCCTTCTCGGACGCCGCCAAGACGAACGGGTCCCAGGTCGCCGACGCCCTGACGGCGCCGCTGACCAAGTCCATCCCCCGTCTCAAGGCGGAGGCCGCCCAGGCCGCCCAGGCGCTCAAGCAGGCGCAGGCCGCGGCTGACAGCACGGGCGGGGCCCTGTCGGCGGCGAGAAACAAGGAGGCGGCCGCCGCTGAGAACCTCGAGCGCGCCGAGCGGGCGCTCGCGGAGGCCCGCAAGTCCGGCAGCCCCAGGGCGATGATCGCGGCCGAGGAGGCATACAAGCGGGCGCTGGAGGGCTCCAAGGCGGCCAACGCGAAGGCAGACAAGGCGGCGGAGGCGCACTCCAGGGCGCTGGGCGAGGTCAAGGCCAAGTCAAGCGCTGCGGAGTCGGCCACCGAGGAGCTCTCGGCGGCGATGCGCGCCGAGGGCCAGGCCGCGCAGCAGACCGAGAAGGGACTGCGCGGGTGGATCAGCCGCCTGCGCGAGAGTCGCGACGCCTCGGCCGAGGCGGAGGCTGGCGTGGATCGCTCGACGCAGTCGTTCTCCTCGATGCACTCCTTCCTGGCAGGGGCGGCCGCCCCCGCTCTCGGATTCGCCGCGGCTCTCGGGATCGGCGGGGTGGCCGGTGAGGCGATCACCGCGTCCGACGCCGTCGAGAAGTTCAAGTCCACCCTCCAGTTCGCGGGCCTGGGCAAGGACACCATCGACGCGCTGACGGCCTCGACGCGCGCCTACGCCGACGCCACCGTCTACGAGCTGGCCGACATCCAGTCGATCACCGCGCAGCTCGCGGCCAATGGCGTCGAGAACTACGACAAGCTCGCCGAGGCCGCCGGGAACCTCAACGCCGTCGCTGGGGGCAACGCCGACACCTTCAAGTCGGTCGGCATGGTCCTGACCCAGACGGCCGGTCAGGGCAAGCTCACGACGGAGAACTGGAACCAGCTCAGCGACGCCATCCCCGGCGCAGCAGGCAAGCTCCAGAAGGCGCTGCTGGACGCGGGCGCATTCACGGGGAACTTCCGCGAGGCAATGGAGAAGGGGCAGATCTCCGCCGAGGAGTTCAACGCCGCGATCCTGACCCTGGGGTCCGACGAGACAGCGCAGGCGGCCGCCCGCTCGACCTCCACCCTGGAGGGCGCCGCGGGCAACCTCCAGGCGACGCTCGTCGGCGCCGTCAACGACCTCATCTCCTGGCTCAAGCCCACGCTCACCGAGGCCATGGGATGGATGTCCGACTCCCTCCAGGGGGGATTCGACTGGATAAAGGAGAACAAGGACGTCGTCCTCGCGCTGGCCACCGGCGTGGCCACGGCCACCGCCGCCTACGCGGGCTTCTCCATCCTGACCTCCGTCAAGACCTGGATCACCTCCACCACGCTGGCGACCAAGGGCCTCAACGCGGCGATGAAGGCGAACGTCATCGGCATCATCGTCACGGCCATCGCCGCACTCGTCGCCGGGTTCATCCTGCTCTACAAGAAGAACGAGGGATTCCGGGAGAAGGTCAACGAGCTCGGCCGCGCCGTCAAGAACGTCTGGGAGAACCAGATCTACCCGGCGATCTCCGCCGTGTGGGAATGGATCTCCGGCACCCTCATCCCAGGCTTCAAGGGCATCTGGGACATCCTGTTCAACGGTGACTTCACGGGCCCGATCTTCGGCCTTGAGGAGGACTCCGGCCTCGTCGACTTCCTCTTCACCCTGCGAGAGGGAGCCATCGCCGCGGGCAACGCGATCTCCACGGCATGGAACACGGTCATCTGGCCGGCCCTCCAGGGCCTGTGGTCCTTCGTCACCGGCACGCTCATCCCAGCCATCCAGAACCTCTGGTACGGCGTCATCCAGCCAGCGTTCTCCGCAATCGGGACCATCATCTCGACGGCATGGAACTCCGTCATCTGGCCGGCCCTCCAGGGCCTGTGGAGCTTCATCACCAACGTACTCGCCCCGAACATCTCCTGGTTCTGGACCACCGTGGTCCAGCCGGTCTTCTCGGCCATCGGATCGTTCATCTCATCGGCGTGGACGAACATCATCTGGCCAGCCCTCCAAGCCTTCTGGTCGTTCATCACCAACGTGCTCGCCCCGATCATCACCTGGCTGTGGTCGAACATCGTCTCCCCGGCCTTCTCCGCCATCGGGACCATCATCTCCACGGCGTGGAACTACGTGATCTGGCCATCTCTCCAGGCGCTGTGGGCATTCATCACGAACGTCCTGGCCCCGGTGTTCACCTGGCTGTGGAACAACGTCATCAAGCCGATCTGGCAGGGCATCTCGACGACGATCACAACCGTCGTCGACTTCCTGACCGGCACGGTGTTCCCGAAGATCAGCACCGTGCTGAACACGCTGAAAACCGGGTTCGACACATTCAAGACAGGTGTTCAGACAGCGTTCAACGCGATCAAATCGGCTGCCGCGAAACCAATTAATTTCGTCATCAATACCATCTATCGGGACGGTATTAAGAAGGCGTTCGATACGATCGCGGAGAAGATCGGGCTGGACACCCGGTTACCAACGGTGAACGGCATCCCCGGCTACGCGCAGGGAGGCCAGTGGAGGACGATGACGCCCGGCTACACGCCAGGCCGTGACGTCTTCACCTTCTTCTCCCCGGATGGCGGGGGAGCGCTGCGCCTGTCCGGCGGGGAGGGCATCATCCGCCCCGATGCCCTGCGCGCCCTGGGCGGCAAGCCGTGGCTCGACGCCGTCAACGACTCCAGGGGCAAGGGCCTGTCCACCGTCGGGGACACCGGTCCCCATCGTGGGACGGTCGCCTTCGCGGAGGGCGGTATCTGGTCGCGGGCCTCCAGATGGGTCAAGAACAAGGCCTCGGCCGCCGTCAACTGGGTCAAAGACACGGCCTCGGCGGTCGGGGACATCATCTCCGACCCCGTCGGCGCGTTCATCAACCTCATCATGTCCCCGGCACAGGAGCTGCTGGACTCCATGGGCTCGTCTGCGTGGGTCCAGATGGCCAAGGCCCTTCCTGGCCTGTGGTGGGAGTCGCTGAAGTCCCTCTTCGTCAACGAGACCAAGACCGTCGGCGCGACCGACCTCGTCTCGGCGGCGCGCAAGGCGATCGGCGTCCCCTACGTGTGGGGCGGCTCCGCCATCCCACCCGGCCTGGACTGCTCCGGCCTCGTCTACTGGTCCGCCCAGCAGCTCGGCCTGAACTGGCCACGCTTGACGGCGGCCGGATACCAGGCCGGATCGACCCCGATCTCAGCGGGGCAGGCCGTCCCAGGAGACCTCCTCTTCTGGGGGAACCCGGCCCATCACGTCGCGATCTACTCCGGGTCCGGGATGATGGTCGAGGAGCCCCACGAGGGCGCGGTCGGCCGCGAGACGGCCATCTGGGGAAGCCCCACCTACGGCCGCTACAAGTACGACCAGGGCGGGATCCTCCCGCCGGGCGCGCGCGACGTCGTCAACCTCACCCGCAGGCCGGAGGCCATCCTCACGGCCCGCCAGTGGGACGACGTCTCCACGCTCGCCAGCCGAGGGGGGATCGACCTCGACGGCCTCGAGGTCCGCCTCGTCATCAACGACGAGACGAGCTTCGACGCCCACATCGAGGGCCTCACCGCCGGGGTCCTGAACCGGAGAGCCCGACTGGTGGGGAGGAGCCGCTGATGCCCGACAACCTGCCGGTGCTGACAACCACGGTCCCCTCGGGCCCGGCACCCATCATCCAAATCGTCTGCCCCGCCGGGGCCATCCCCGCGGGGCAGGCGATGCGGATCACCGGGCGAGCCGGCAACCATGAGTGGGACGTGCGCGGCGGCACCAGGGTCTCCAAGGGCGAGCAGCTCGTCCTCGGAGACGCCCTCGCCCCAATCAACACGCCCATCACCTACACCGCCAGATGGGACAACGGGGAGATCAAATCCGACCCGGTCACCCGCCCATGGGCCGGGCGCTCACTGCTCACCGACGTCGTCGGCACAGGCCGCGTCGACCTCCTGTGGCAGGGCGACGACGAGCGCGAGATCGACCAGCGGACAACCCTCCACACCATCCCCGGGCGCGCGACTCCCGTCGCCGTCATGGCCCCCATCCACGGCGCCGGGACCCTCGCTCTCAAAGCCAGGACGGACCTCGCCAACACGCCGGGCATGCGCGCGCTCGCGCAGCATCCTGGGGCCAGGGTCCTGTTCCACAACCCGGCGCGGTGCTTCCAGTGCGTGCGCGGGGCGTGCGATGTGCCGTTGGCGACGGTGCTCGTGCTCACGAGCGCCTCGCATAAACGCTCGTCGAGGCCGGATGAGGCCGAGCGCGAGTGGTCGCTCAAGGCGGCGGTGGTGTCCCAGCCGGAGATGTCCACGCCGCTGGCGCTCTCGACGTGGGATGACTTCGACCGAGCTGAGGCGCTGATCCCGTGGAGCCGGTTCGACTCTCGGGCGGCGTCATGGGATGAGTTCGATCGGATCATCTGGCAGGAGGAGGGGCAGTGATCCCATCCGAGGTCCTGGCTGACGCTTACACCTACGCGGCTCGCGTGGACTCCTGGCTCGGCTCCAGGTGGCTCGGCACTCTCCCCGTGGCATCGGGATCGGTGTCGTGGACGACTGAGCAGCAGGTGCAGGGCTCGGTCTCCTTGACGGTGCCGAGGGTCGGCGCGCCAGTGGAGGGGCAGGACCAGGTGGACTACACGCCCCGGGGGCCTGAGTCGATCATCGAGTCGTGCGGGCAGGTCCTCCACGTGTCCGTGGAGGTCCGCTCCGTCGTCACCGGGCAGGCGTTCACCGAGCGGCTCGGCCGGTTCCTCATCACCAACTGGGATGTGTCCGGCAAGTCGATCACGGTGCAGGGCAAGTCCATGCTGCACAGGATCGAGGAGGACCGCCTCACCTCGCCGACGACTCCGCGCACGGGCGGGACGCTGTTCAGCGAGGCCCGCCGCCTAGCCGGCGGGATCGCTGGAGTCCTGGCCCCGGGGATGAGCGATCGGGCATGCCCGTCGTCGATGAGCTGGGGGGAGTCGCGCATCGACGCGCTCTTCGAGATCGCCGACGCCTGGCCGGCCAGGCTGCGCGAGGGCAGGGATGGAGTCCTCCGGTACCTGCCGGTCCCGCCGCCAGTGAGCTCGGCGCCATCGCGGGTGCTCACCGACGGCGAGGGCGGGACGGTCGTCGGGGTGAAGGCCTCGGGCACGCGCTCGAAGGTCTACAACCGGGTCGTTGCCAGGGGCCAAGGGCAGGACGACGCCGGGATGCCGACATTCCAGGCGGTCGCCGATCAGACCACCGGCCCATACGCGACGTCCGGCCCATACGGGGTGGTCACCAAGTTCTTCACCTCGCCGCTCATCACCTCGGCGGATGGGGCCAGGGCATCGGCGCGCACGATGCTGGCGTCCTCCGTGCAGCGAGCGACGACGATCCCGGTGACGATGGCGCCGGACCCGACCCTCGAGCTCGACGAGGCCGTGGCCGTCGTCTCCCATGCGGTCGACGGCACTCAGGTCGAGGAGCACTGGGGTCGGGTCTCCTCCGTGGACATCCCCTTGTCGTCGGCTGGGACGATGCAGATCGACGTGGAGGTGTCCAGGTGAAGGTCATGGATCTGATCTCCTCGGCGCCGGTCGACCAGGCTCCCAGGAGCGGGGCGGACAGGTCGGCGACGATGGTCGCCAGGGTCCTGTCCGTCTCCAAGGACGGCACTCGGGTGACGGTCTCACTGTTCGGCTCGGACCCGATCACTCTGCCGGCGACCGCCTCGGTGTGGACGGGGATCTCCACCTGTCATGTTCTCATGGACCCGTGGACGGGACGCCCGGCCCACGTGATCGGGCCGGCCACCAAGCCTGCCGACGAGCTCTCCCCGCCGTTGACGCCGCCGCCGAACAAGGCGGTCACGCGCACGAGGACGGGCAAGGTCGTGATCCCCGAGGTCTTGCGCACGCACTGGGCGGGCAAAGGCTGGGAGGTGTGGAACGCGGCCCGCTACGGCGGGGCGACGGACATCTACCAGGGGGAGGCCACCACCGGCGGGGCCCTGCGGGGCCTGGCCGAGTACGGGCAGCAGATCGTGGCGCTGGGAGCGGAACGGGTCGTCCGCGCGGTCCTGACCATCACGGGCAACGGCGCGACACAGGGACCGTGGGTGATCACTCTCCAATGCGCCGACCCTGCCGAGACGGGCCCAGCGGTATCGGGGCCGACCGTCTCCGGGACCGTGGAGGGGACCAGGACCACGGAGCTCGACATCACCGCCCTGGGCCCGGGACTGCTCGCGGGCAAGGGCATCGCGACAGTGGGGGCCGCCTATGGGGCGGTCTCCGGGAAGGGGCAGTCGATGAGCATCAGCCTGGACTACGAGGTGTCCGCATGACTGCCAACACCTGGGGCTGGTCATGCTGTCCAGTGTGCGGGGCCGTGATCGCGGACATCAACGAGCACGTCATCTGGCATGAGGTCGCCGTGCAGGAGATCCTCACCGACCTGGTCAACGACGCGGTCCGCGACGCCCTGAAGACTCTCAAGGAGCAACCAGCGACGACGTCGCCGCCAGCCACGGGCGGGACGACTAACCGCCTGATCCCGACAATCACAGCCCCAGCAGCAGGAGGCACGCAACCATGAGCACCACCGACGCCCGCGGGCACACCGTCCCGCTGGGCTCAGACGCGCCACGCAGGCAGACCCTCCTGGATCTGTCGCTCTCCATCCCGTCGACCAAGACATGCCCGTCACTGGCCTCGGCGAACCAGCACGTGGCAGCCCTGAAGAACTCGGGGATCACCGCTTCGGACTCCTCGGTCATCCTCGTGTGGCGCACGGACCTGGGCGTCCTCACGGCCTGGAATGGGAAGACCTGGGCCCAGGTCGCCCCGCCGATCAGCACGGCGTCCGCCTCCGGCGTCGCCCAGTACTCGCCGTCGTCCCTGCTGATGACGAAGAACCAGGGCATCGTCACGCTGACCGGCGTCATCACCACCACGAGCCACGTCATCGACGCGGGGTGGCGCACGGACATCGCCGTCACCCCGACTGGCTACCGGCCCAAGACGATCGGAGGCAGCGGGGCCCCAGCGACCTCGCCGGCGGTCTCCTATGTCCACGGCGCGCCGGGAACGGACATCTACCGCCCGGACTCGGCGGTCGTCATCGCCACGAACGGGAACCTCTCGGTCTATGTCGGGCGCCGAGCCACAGAGCTCTTCGTCTCGATGAGCTTCCAGGCCGCCTGACCCCAGGCGGCACCACCACTACGAGCCCCAGCAGCCCGCGCGGCCGCTGGGGCTCGAACCATGAGAAAGGAAGGAACTTGGACATCAACCAGTACGTGGGCGCGGTGTGGACCGCCGCGTCCTCGTGGTCCTGCGGCTATGGGCAGGGCGACGGCGTCGGGGGCCGCTGGGACATCCGCCCCGGCGGTGCCAGCGACTGCTCAAGCCTGTCGATCTGGGGCGCCCAGATGGGCGGCTACCCCACCGGCGGGGCGTCCTACACCGGCGACATGCGCGCCGAGCTCACATCCGTGGGCTGGGCGGAGGTCCCCATCGGGCAGCCCTCTAAGGGCGACATCCTGTGGAAGACCGGGCACGTCGCCGTGTGCGTCGACGACGGCGCCAACCTCTCCGAGGCGTGGATCAACGAGAACAACGACATCATCGGCGGCGCCCCCGGTGATCAGACCGGGCAGGAGACCCGCACCATCGGCTACTGGGAGCACCCCTTCACCCAGTCGGGGGCGTGGGAGGTCATCCTGCGGCCCCCGGCGGCCTACCCGGCGGGCGGGTGGTCGATGGAGCTGCCCCTGACCGACGGCGCGGTGCGGCCCCCGGCCCAGC